CGCTTGGTTGAGGCCCGCCCCGCTGTCGATGACCGGAGATGTGAACGATGCCGCCGTGACGCTGGCGGTTGCCGTGGTCGCGGAAGCAACGGCCGCAATCACCCACAGCGGGTTTCCGTCAGCAGCGGGAATCGCCTGGGTCCAAGAACCGGGCGTACCTCCGCTAAGTGCGCCGGTCGAGAAGGTGTATGTGAAGGTGCCCGATGGAGCAGATGGGGTCGAGGCGGCGCGCTGGTAGAGGTAGACCGTCGCATTGTTTCGCCCATCGGCACCGTTCGTGCCATTCGTGCCGTTCGCTCCGGTCGCTCCCTGCTGAACCCGAACGACGCTGATCTTGTCGGTGATCGTCGTCCCGTCTGTCAGGCTGGCCGTCACGATGACGCCGCTGGTTCCGTTGCGCGCCGAGGCAAATTGAGCCTCCGTCATGGTCACGCTGTTGCCAGTCGAGGCCGAAAGGTAAGACGTGACCGGGGTACGCGCTACCCCCGCGGCATCCGTGATCGACCAGTTGACCGTCGCAGTGGTGTTCTGCTTGTTCGTCGTAAAGGTGGTCGTCTGCGTCGAAGGCGATGCCGCGCCCGCCGCGTCGTAATAGATCGTCTGGCGGTCGCTGATCAGGGTCAGGGTCTTGGCATTGGCGCCGGATGCGCCCGCTGAACCAGTCGCGCCGGTAGCCCCTGCCCGAACCTTGCTCAGCGTGTAGACCTTGTCGAAGGTCTTGCCCGAATAGGTCGCCCGTAGCGTAGCAGTTCCGGTGTCGGCCGCCATTGCCGATACGGTATAGGAGCCGGTCGAAGAATTGATGCTGATGGTGAGGTTGGACGAAGTGGCAACCGAATAGGTTACTCCGCTTGCGACCGGATCACCGGCTTCCAACAGGATCATGCTGCCTGATGCAGGAGTGAAGCTCGATACCGTGCCGGAAGAGTCGGCTGACACTGTCGCGGATTCGTTCGTGAGGTAGGCCGTGTAGGCAACATCGGACGGGCCGGTCATGTTGTCCCAATAGGCGTTCGACGTGGTCGGCCAGGACGGCGGAGCGTTGCCGGACCCCGCAGTGGTCGCGATATAAATCCACGTCGACCCGTCCGGCGAAGTGACGATGTCGCCTTCGCGATAGGTCGTCCCACTCGCATAATCTCCGCGTGGGTTGGGGACCACGGCATAGGCAATCTCGTCCGCGCTGTGGACTCGCCACGCCCGGTTCGCGCCCATGACGGTGCGGTAATAGGGCGGGCTGACTTCGACCTGCTTCGAATCCGTCACCAGCGGAAGCGCCCGGCCGCGCGTGTCGAGCGTCAAGGTTTCGCTGATTGAGAACGACGGCTTGGTGACGAACAGCTTTCCGCCAAGACTGATGCCGGCCTGATAGTTGCAGGGCAGCGCGAGCCGGCGCGCGATGTCGAGGAATGTGATCTGATCGGCCAGCACAAGATTGATGTTGTACGGTACGTCGCTGTCGAGCGTGGTGAGGGTCGAGGTTTCGATGTCGCCGGAACTCACCCCAGAGATCGTCGCCAGGGCGTTGATGATCGCGCCAGTCAGGCGCGGGGTGGTGGCCCCAACCTTGTGTCCCTTGATGTCTCCGGTGATTACGCCATAGGCCGGAGCCCCAAGCCGGACCATGCCGGAGGCAAGACAGGTGCCCCAGCGGCCCGGCGGGATCGAAGCGGCGACAAGCGCGGTGTAGTCGGCGTAGTCTCCGACCGACGCGCCAAAGTCGCTGCCCCGTTCGTAGAGCGTCGTGACCGCCTCGATCGCCCCGTAGGCGCTGAACTGGTAGACCGAGTTCGTGGCATCAACCGGCACGGGCTCGACGTTCATCGCCCAGCCGAGCGCCAGAGGCTTTGGCTTGTTCTTGATGTCCGCGCCGCCTTCAGCGCCGCCGCCGCCGCCGTAGACCTGGGTGAGCACGTCCTTCTGGAATGGCTCAATATCGACCCTGGCCCCAAGGGTAAGGACTTGGCGATCCCGGCCAAAGCTCGCCACCTTGCCGATGAAGCGCGTCGTCCACGGCCAGGCGGTGCCAGGCTCTTCAGCGTAGATCGTGATGGGCGCCCCGGCCCAAGCATAAGTGTCGATGTCCGGCCAAGTGTTGCGCGCCACCGCCATGTTGAAGGCGAGGCGTGCATCGCCTGGCCCGATCGGGGCAACGAAATCGCCGTTGAACCCTTCGAAGGTCAGGACTGGCTGCATTTTCATCGCCGGCTCCCACACCTGCCCATTCAGGCCCGTGATGCGGCGGTCGTTAGCGGAGGCGATGTAGATGTCGACGCGGGTTCCCGTGGCCTGGTCAAGCGGGGAGAGTTTGGCGAGGCAGAGGTAGGGCATCAGTAGTAATTTCCGACAGAGTAACCGGACAGGTCGAAGCTATACCCGCCGCCGGTCCCGGTCTGGAGGCCGAGGATCTGGTTCTGGAGGATCGCCGAAAGCAGGTTGTTGGTCTGCCCCAGCGCGTCGATCACGCCCTGGTTGTCATTCGCCGCGATGGCAGTGGACGAGAACGGATTAGCGCTGGAGCTGGCTGCGTCGATCATCGCCTGCTGGCGATCCATCTCTGACTTGGTGAGTTCCTTGAGTGAATCAACGAACGAGAAGTAGCCACCCTGCGAGCCGTTGAGTTGCCGCTCAAGATCCATCACCACGCGCGCCGCGTCGGCGAAGTCGGCGTAGGCCGTGCTGTCTCCGGCCGCCACGCGGTCCTTGAGTGGATCGAACTTGGAGTAGGCCCCGGTGAGGCGGTCGCGAAGCGAGAAGGCGTCATTGCCCACCGTGAGGTCGTCGTAGAGCGACTTGAGCGAGCCCATTACCTGCTCGCTGGCTTGCTTGATCGCTTCAGCGCGCTTCAGGTTGTAGAGCTTTTCGGCGTCGGCGTACTCCGCCGCGCTCGCGCTGCCCAGCTTCAGCGCGTCGACAACCTTGGTGAACTCGCGGTTGAGTTCGTCGACGGCGTACCCGACAGGGTCGGTCAACTGCTTCAACTGGCGCGGGATCGACTGGACCAGCGCGGCCTTCTCAATCGCCTTCTGGAGATCGCCGCCGGCCTTCAGGATATTCTGAGCGGCCTGGCTGATTCCCTGAATGGCGCCATCCGATATGGCATCGCGAATCGCGGCCTCAAGCGCCTGCTGGTAGGCCGCATCGCCGGTCCCGAATACCTGCACGTCCGAATACTTGGACTTGAGTTCTCCCGTGCGCCCCGTGGTCGAGATGCGCCATTTCCCATCGGTCTGGCCTAGCGAGACGCTGAAGGCCCCAAGGGTAGCATCGAGGCCGTCCGCGATCTGGTTGAGCGTCGAGAGCAGGCTATCGCCGCTGCTTTGTGCGCCAGTCTTGAGGTCGCTATTGTTGCCGTTGACGCTCATCACCCCGTTCTGGAACGAGGCGTTGCCGTACTTTGCACCGCCAAAGATCGCCTTGAACAAGCCGGTCAGCAGGCCGTACTTGGCTTCGGTTGGAACCTTGATGCCGAACGACGCGGCGATGTCGGTAATCATTGAGGCCCCGCTGAGCCCCTGAAGACCCATCGAGAAGATGTTGCCGAGGCCGGACGGAAGGCCGGGAATGCCGCCGAGCGCGCCGAGTACGGCACCAGGGGCACCGCCGACCATGTTGCCGTACATCGCGCCGCCAAGAATACCCTGAGCGGCCTTTCCGCCGAAGATGCCAGGCAGCGTATCGCCGAGCGCACGCGCCATCTGCTCGCCGATCTGACGCGCGAAGACATCGGGCGAGAGGTTGCTGGCGAGGTTTTTGATCTCCTTGTTCGTCTTGTCGGCCATCACGATGATGTCGCCGGTCGACTGATCGCTGATGCGCTGGAGAATGCCCGCAAGCGAGTTGTCGTTTGCCGCGCCGCCGACGATCGGCGCAACGACTGAACCGCCAGCCTTACCACCCATGATCGCCTTGCTGGCTGAGCCCAGCGCATTGGCCAGGTTCCCCGCCTCGGTCCCCGCGCGCTTCGTTTCGTCAGCGAAGAAGTCGACGCTGGAGGTGACTCCACTCTGCTCCTTCACCCACTTGTCGAGGTCGCGGAACATCGGGCCGAAAATCTTCTCGACCATGACCTGCGCGTTGAGCTGTTTGAAGGTGTTCTGGAGGTTGCCAATGCTGCCAGAGCCGGAAAAGATCGAGACGAGTTCCTGCTTTACCGAACGGCTCGCATCGAGGTAGGCCCCGATGATGTCCTGCCGGGCGCGCAGCTCTTCCGTGATCTGCCGCTCGTACTTCACCTGATCGAGGATGGCGGCCTTCTGGTCTTCGCGTAGATCGGCATTGCGCTCTTCGTACTGCCAGATGATGCGCAGCGCCTCGGCTTCATCTTCGCGGCCGGACGCAAGTAGCGCTTCGATCTCTATGCGGCGCTCAGACTCGCGCGTGATCTCCTGGTAGGGGCGGACCAGAGCCTCTTGGATGGTGTCCTTTGCCGCTTCGGCGTCCGCGATCGACTTCTCCCAATCGACAGGCTTCTTCGCACGCAACTCTTCAATCGTCGAGTCAAGCTCGCGGGTGGCCTGATTGGCGCGGTCGATCAGGCGAGGCTGCTCATCGAACGCCTCATTGATCCGCATGACGCGCTCAGCGGCTTCCTTGCCGAAGGCGGCAAGCTGTTCCGCCTCGCGCTCGACCTTGTCCGCGCCCTTGGTCGACCATTCAATGTGGAAGTGGCCGCGCTCTTTCAGGATTTTCGTCAGCCGCACACCTTCGTCGGCATAGGCTTTCTTGATCGACGCGGCGGTGATTCCCTTGCCAAACTGAATGTCGAGCGCGTTGCTGCTCTCGTGCGCGCTGGTGCCAGGCGCCGCGGTCGGATTGTCCTTGGGACGACCTTGCGCGATCCACTTGTTGTAGAGCCGTTCCTGGCTGGACGGGCCGCCAGGCTTTTCATCGCGGATCCATGTCGGGCGCGTGCCGGAATTGACCTGAAAGCCAGCGCTGGCCGCGATGCTGCGCGCTTCGGCCATGCCGATTTCTCGGCCGTAGAGGCCGGAGCCACTGCCGCGAACCGACTTTTGCGCCTCGTCAGCCGCTTTCTTGATCTTGGTGAGCCGCGCGAACTCCTTCTCGTATTGCTGCTGGCTGATGAACGTCCCATCCATCGACGCGCCGATGGGGTCATCCTTGCTCCGCTTGAACTGCTCGTTCAGTTTACCGACCGCAGTATTGTATTGCGTCGCGGCGGCTGAGGATTCGTCCAAAGCGTCGGTAACACGGCGCTGAGACAGGGCAATTGCGGCATTTTGCTGCGCAAGGCGCGCAGACCTCAGTGCCGCAGTATCATTTGCAATCTGGCCCTCAAGCTCGGACTTCCGACCGGAATTGAGAATGGCGGTTTCGCCATAGCTCGTTCCAAAAATACCATAGCGCTCGTTATCGCGGTTGATCTTGGCGAGTTCAGCCTGAGCACTGGCAATACGGCTTTCGATGGCGGATACCGCCTGATCGGCATTTGCCGCCTGGTTCACGAGAAAGTCGCCCTGGACCTTGATAGCGTTCGCAGTCGCGCTCGCGAGCTGATCCATCGCGCTTGCCGTATCTTTCGCGCTCAGGGCGAGCACGTCGAGGGACTTGGCAAAGTCGTAGGTCTTGTCCTTTGCCTTTCCAGCCTCTTCCCCGCTCTCGAAAATCTTGTCGATCAGCGGGCCAAGTGCGACCAGACCGATAGTGAGGGCCGCGCCCCAAGGGCCAGCAATAAAGGTGCCAAAGCGACCTAGCTTGTCGAGAGTTCGGTTCGCATTCCCTTCAAGGCCGGAAAACGCAAAGCCGAGCTGCGGCAACTGCTGAGCCATGATGGTCGATGCCTTGGTTCCCATCTGGAACTGGATCGCCATGTCCTGCATCTGCTGGCCAGCCTGCACGAACGCGACGCGCTGGGAACGAACCGAGTTGACCATCATGTGATTGGCTTCGGTGCCGCGCTTGGTCGCGCTCATCACCATTTCGGTTGCGCTCGCCTGGCGGTTGAGCCGTTCTTGCACCTGCTCGGCGGCGTTCGCGCGCGCAAGCGCCGCCTGCGCTGCAACTTCTTCCTCGCGAGCGAGAGCCTTCGCAGCAGCGATCGACTGGCGGACTTCCTGGGTATATTTGCCCTCTTCGCGAGCCGTAATGGCAAGGGCTTCTGCAACCTCGCGCGCCGCCATCGCGCGGGCTTGCTGGGCGGCTGCTGCCTCACGAAGTTGGGGCACCCCGAGATCAAGCGAACCAGCATCGTTGCGCTTTACCGAAAGTGCGGAATCGAGCGTGGCCTTCGCCTCTTCCGAGAATTGGCTGAGCTTGCGCTTTCCGGCCGCCAGCATTTCTTCGATGTCCGCAACGAACGAAGCTCGTGCAGCGCCGTCGCGCTGGTAGCTGAGCTTCGTATACTGCGGAAAGTCCGATGCGTTCGGCATGGATCAGCCTTCTCTTAGTGCTTCTGCGTAGAGGCGAGGAAGTTGCGTCATGACCTCGCGCGCAATGCGCGAGATCGAGACGCGCGCAGTGCGCGACGTGAATGGGATGCCAATGAAAGCAACAATGAAGTCCCGGTTCTGGAAACCCTTTGGCGCCCGACCACTCTTGAGCCTGCCACGCAGCGAGCGAGCCTTACCAGTCATAGCGACTGCCCCTGTCTTGACGACCAGTAGCGGATAGCCATTGACCGACTTAATCATCTCCAAAGGTCCGATACGGCTTTCGAGCCCGCTCGATTTCCAGAGGCTGGGCGTCAATCTGCGGCGGTCCTTCCCCCGTCCAACCATCCGTTGAATGTTGTCGGTTGGGATCCACAGCCAAGGACTTTTGACCGGGCGAATGTTCGCGCCGCGCGTGTAAGCCTCGATCGCGCCTACCGTGCGCTCAGACTTGGAGCGGACGTAGACAACACCTGAAGCTGACCATCCTCCAGCCTCGCGATAGACCTGCCCCTTGCGAAAGTCCGAAGTGGAGCCGAGCGCTTGACCGAGCCTGCCAAGGCCAGCAGCGCTCATATCCTGCCGGACCCTGGACTTGACCATCTCGGCTGCTCGGTGGGTCGCCTTCAGGGCGGCGTACTCGATTCGACGTTCAACCAGAGTTTGATGGCGGGCGAACGCGCCGAGGTAATCCCCGGCGCTCAACTGGACCTTAATCCCCATCGGACCTCAACCTGTACCGCTGATCGGCGATCACTGCGAAGGCGTCGAGCAGGAGCGCCGGCTGATCGAGCGGAGCCCCGCCGTCAGGATACACCATGCCCGCCGTCCCGCGGTCGCATTGGTTGAACAGCCGAATGAGTTCCCAATGCTCATCGGTTACGTGCTCGCGGGGGTTTCGTTGGAAGGCGCCGACGCCGGGGATGTCCCATCCGTCTCCGGCGAAGTCGTCGTCGGAGTCAAAACTGGCGGGGTCATCTCGGATAGCGACGGCGATGCGGAGTTTTTTTCCTCGTCCTTTTCGAGGTTCATCCGCCGCGCGGCAGCGACGAAGAGTTCCGAAGCGGCCATCGGGCTCTCTTCTTCCAGTCGTTCGAACAGTGCGACCGCGCAGTCCAGGGAGAGATAGCCACCCGAAAGCTCGCGCCGAACATCGAAGCCTGACCAGGACTTCACGACAGCCGCGATGGTGATGGGGGCCAGCATTTCCTGAAAGTCGGCGTTCTCCGCCTTCATTCGCTTGATTGGCCGCCACTCGGCCTCGACTTCGGAAAGCATCGCAGTGAGCAAACCTTCTTCGCCTGGATCGAAGTCCCAGACCAAGTCAGGATCATCCTTGCGCTGGAGTTCAAACTCGTCCTGCCGTTCCCACAGCGCTTTGATGCGAGGCTCGTACTTGGCGAATGAGGCTTCGTCGCTGAGTGCCTGAAGCCCGGCCAAGAACTCACGGCGAAATGCAGCGATGCCGTGAGTGCTCGTTTCGGAGCGCATCAGTTTGCGATAGAACCGCTTATCGCGGCCCGTCATGGCGCGGAGAATGAAAACCGGCTTGGGATCGTGATCCTCAAGCGAGGGGGGCGTGAAGGCGAGCGTTTCGCTCGCCTCCACCGGAATGTCCTGGGGCACGACAGGATCCTTTCAGTTGTCAGGGAATGGAAGATCAGGGAATGGCGGTGCCACCGGGGAAGTTGATGCACACGCTGCGCGACAAAGCGTCGACGAGCAGGTTGGTGCCTTCCATGATGATGCCGCCGCCAAGGTCCGGGTTGCCGTAGTCAAACCGGGCATCGGGGATCACGATCTGGACGATGTTCCAGGCCGACGAACCCCACTGCGCAAAGACGGGGTGGTAAGCCTGATTGTCGGCCAGAGCGAGCGTGTCGAGCGTCGCCTTCCGATACTTCTGGAGCATCGCGTTCACCGTTGCGGTGCCGCCAGTCAGTTCGGGAAGGTCAACACCGTCGACCTTGTTCGGGTTGGGCGGGAACTCGGTCGACAGGCCCATGTTGAGCGTCAGATTCGACGCGCCAACCGCCACGTTCGCCACGCTCAGGTCGCCATTCTTGAAGAACGGAACCGCGCCAAGCGCCGGGACGCTCGGGGTGGTTTCATCGGCGTAATCGTCGATGGTGCCTTCGAACGAGCACTGGAGTTCGGGGTACTGCGCCTGGTCCTTGGTACTGACAGGGATGGCAAGCGTCAGGCCGGAGAGGCGCACGTCCTTCATGTCGTAGCGGATGCCGTCCGTCCAGATCTGCTGCGAGAGGATGATCGGGTCAGTCGACGAGATGTCGCGCATGTAGCCGAGCTGCGGCGGGATCTGGTAGTTGCCACTGATCGTCGATCCGAACGTCTCAACAAAGGTAGCGGCTTTGCCCGAGGTGTAATCGCGGATCGCGGTGAGCTGATCCTTGAGGGTCGTGCCCAGGCTCTTGAGCAGAATCGCCATACCCACGTAGAGGTCGGCGGTGCCGGTCGCTCCCGCACCAAGGGTAAGCCCATTGGTGGAGCCGGACGAGCCGGCTTCCGGCGATGCCGGGATGGCGCTGGTGGTGCGCAGTTCGGTCATCTTGGCGCACTGGAGAATGCGACCGATCAGGAAGGCGTTTGCGGCAGGCAGGCCGCTACCAGGCGGGCGGAGCTTGATGTTGTAGGAGAAGCCCACGCGCTTGCCGGAAATCTGGTCGGCATTCTTGAACGGCGAGCCGGTGTATTCATCGTTCGCGATGGTCACGCCCTGGATATTCCACCGGAACTGCGACACCGGCATGATGTCGGCGGGCTGGGTCGGGGTCGTGAACGTCCCCGCGACGGACTGGATCGCAACCGCGATGCAGGTGTTGTTCGACTTCAGAGCCATTGTGGCGTCCTTTCTCTAAGCCGCGATCAGGCGCCGCTGCCGGCGTCGACCGGAGCGTCCTGCGGGGTGGGGTTGGCGGGCACTTCCGCGCGCGAGGTGGCTGCGTCGATCGCGGCGACGAGTTCTTCCGGGGTCTTCGCCTTGGCGGCGGACTTGGACAGCGCGGACATATCCACGCTGCCCGTCCCCAGCGGGGGGCAGGTTAGTTCGGCCATTCGATTGGTCCTTTCGGGTGGTCAGTTGTGCGGAGTTGCGATTGTGAAGTGATCCCCCAAGGGGGTGAACCACTGCACTTGAAACCGGAGCGACGCGGAATCGACATCCTTGCCGCGCGGCTCAACCGGAGCGATGTCCTGCTCCTGAATGTCTTGCAGGCCGATCCCGAGCGTCCGGTCGGCGGCGATGGCGGCGACCACATGGCCGAGCGCATCACGGTTGGCGCGGGAAATACTCCCCGTCGCGGGGAGGCTGTTCACCGCCTCGACATGGATTTCGGCGGTGTGGATGGCCTGCCCGTTCTCGTCGGCGATGTCGAAGCCGTAGGCGGAAGTGAAGATCACGAGCGCCGGGAACTGATCGTCCTCGATCGCGACCTCCAGCGTGTCGGAGGTGATGACGGTCTGGGCCGAGAGTGGGGCGTAGCCGTCAAGTACGGTAGCGAGACGATCCTCGACCTGGCTCAGCGAGTGGCTGCTAGGCATTGACCTTCACCACTTCGAACTCCCAATAGTTGCCAGAGGTGTCGCTACGCACGTTTACCGGCTTAAAGGTGAGTCCCGCCAATTTGCCGAGCGTGATGCGACAGGCGCCGCTTGGTTTCTGCGGGACAGCGGACTTGAGCAACTGCACACCGATGTCCTGTTCGATCGCCTGCGCGCCGTCGAAACTGCGAGCCATGTCGCGGTAGTCCACATAGGCGTTCATCGCCGTGAAGGTGGAAGCCGCCGCCGCCTTGTAGGCGATGCTATCCCCCAGATATTCCATGCAGGGGTCGTCCATGAACGCCCCCTCCATGTCCTCCAGAATACTCACGCTGCCGGAGCCTCGTCTTCGGCGTCAGCCGGAGCGGTGGTGGGATCGAACACCGGGTTGCGAGCGTCAACCGGAGGCGCAACCTCGGTTTCCTTCGCGTTGGAGCGCGCCTTCTTCGCGATGCCGTGCTCGATGTAATAGGCGGCGAGCTTGTCAGAGATTTCGCGCACCTCGCCTTTGTTGACGACAATCATGCTGCCGTCGAAGGCGGTGAACGTGGACAGAGCCTCGATTTTCATGGGGTGGGCACTCCTAGGAGAGCAACGCCGGACGAGCCGCTAGGCCCGCCCGGCGCGCGTGACGATCAGGTGTTCTTGCCGCGGAGCAGGACTTCGGGGCGCGTGACCATGTGGAGCGGGTAGGAGTAGATCTCCGGCTGCACCCACTGGTTGCGCTTCGCGTCGCGCACGAGGTTCGAGTAGATCGGACGGCCGATCGTGTTGACCGTTTCGAAGTCTTCGCCCGGCCCGTTGATCCGGCGGTAGAGGCCGGGGACGCCCTGGACGATGAACTTCACCTTGGTCGCACCGATCGCGATGGTGCTGTTGTCGTCGGTGCCCTTGTAGTTGATCCAGTCAACTTCGGCGAAGCGGAAGGTCGCGAAAGCCTGATTGGTGCGCAGCGCTTCGGCGGCCTGCCAGCTTTCATAGGTCCGCACGACATCGGCATGGTTCACGAACTGGTCGTAGAACGTATCGCCGCACAGCGCGAGGATGCGAACGCCGGGGTTCCACGCGCCGCCCAGCGCGCGGGCGATCGGGCGGGTGACGCTGTTCGAAATCAGGCTGCGCAGCGCACCGCTCGCCGGGGTGGCATTGTCGAGATCGAAGTCGATCTCCGCCGGCTGAGCGATCCCGAACTCGCTGAAGTAATCGTAGAGCGTCGAGCCGTCCGCATCGAGCAACTGGCCCTGAACGGCGCCAAGGCGATGCAGTTCCATGGTCAGCTCATATTCCATCAGGAGCTTCTGCTGCTTCTGGGCAATGATCTGCATGGCGGTCACGAGGTCGCCTTCGGTCCCGAAGGCGCGGACGTTGGCGATTTCGCGTGCGTAGACCTGATCGGCCTTGGCGACGCGCGGGATCGAGAAACTGCGCAGCTTGGCCTTCTCGGTGGTCCCCATCGACGGTTCGGTGCCGCGCTGCGAGGTGGTGATCGGGGTAAGGACCATGTCCTTGCGTTCGATCGTGACGGTGTCGGTCGTGACGCCTTCACCAGGGCCAAACAGGTTCAGAGAACCCAGGAAGCTCGGGATCGACGGCATCTTCTCGACAGCCGCAGTCATCGACGACAGCGAGAAGGCGTCGTCGTTGAAAATGTCCATGTGCATGGGGTGTGTTTCCTTGTCCTACGCCCGCAATCAGGCGACGTTGATGCCGAGAGCGAGAAGCTGGGCGCGGGCCTTGGCCTTCTGAGCCGCAGTCGCCCCGGTCTTCCAGGTCAGATCGTTGAGGTTGACGGTCGCCGGGCCGCGCACGAGTGCGGTGGTGGTGACATCGGCGCTGCTGGCATCGGTGGCCTTCATCAGAATGCACGAGGCATTCTGCGAGCCATCAGTCCCCGCCGGATCCCATTCGACCACCTTCTTGACGGTTTCGGTGCCCGAGTAGGCAACCACAATCGGGATCAGATCGCCGACCAGCCAGTCATTCGCGCCGTCAGCCAGGGTGCCGTTGATGCCGCCGTTGTAGGCGGTTCCGATCGTGCCGATGCCGTCGACGGTGCCGTCAGGCTTGACCACCTTGAACTTGCCGGTCGCGCCAGTGACGGTCACTTCCAGGTGCCAGGTGCCTTCCATCGCGCCCGCGTCAGCGGTCCACGAGCCGACAGTGCCGTTGCCGACAGTGCCGCCAGTACCGCTAACCGGCGTTCCGGCGGTCGCAGTCGGGGTTCCGGTTTCGATCGTGCCGAGCACAGTGCCCGCCGCGAGGTCGCCGGTATCGAGAGTCACGGCGTCGACATGATAGCCAACGCCCATCGCGAGTTCGCCAATGAACTCGCCTTCGTGCATTCCTTCGGTGAGGGTAGCCATTTCCCTTATCCTTTCTTCGAGTCAGCCGTTCAGCGAACGGACTGCGGATTGTTGCGCGCGATGGCGTTTTCCCAGAGGGCGGCCTTGTCGCTGCCCTGGGGGGTGGTCTTGCCGCCGTTTCCGGCGTCGATCTTGGAGTTGCCGGTTTCCGCGATGGCTTCCTTCATCGCGGCGCGGGCCGCGGCTTCGGATTGATCGTCAGAGGCGTTGCCTCCACCGGAAACAGGGGTCTTGCCGAGCAGTTTCACCAGCCCGGAAGCGGAGAGGCCGGCGTAATCGTCGTCGGCAAGCATGGAGAGCGCGAGTTCGGCCTTGCCCTTGCAGGCGGGGTCGTTCTCGACGGCGGAGACAACCGCCTTCACGCGATCGGCCGATGCTTCAGACTTCGGCTTGATGGCCGGATCCGAGTCCTCGCCTACATCGTCTTCGTCGCCGTCTTCAGTGCAGCCTTCTTTCTTCTTCGGCATGTCTTCAGCCGAAGCGGCGACGGGAGCGGGGAGGGCGGCGCTCAAGCCGGCCTTCTGCTCATCGCTGAGCTGGGCCATCAGGTCATCGGCGGAGAGTTCGGCGAGCGCCAGCACAGCGCCCGACGAAGTGCGAGCGAGCGCCGCCGCCAGCCCGGTCTGGGCAGGGGTCGTCATAGATTCAGTCCTTTCGGAGTATTCAGCGGGCGAGTTTTGCGACCGCTTCGAAAATGGCCTCGGGGGTATCGACTGCATCGACGAGGCCAAGGTCGAGTGCATCGTTTCCAGTGAACCAATCACCCTCCAGCGCCTTAACGGCAGCAGCGGAAATCGGTCGGGTAGCGGCGACATGGTCGCAGAAAATGTCCCAGGTTCCATCAACCCAAGACTGGAGCTTGGTCATGGTGGCCTCGTCGGCAACCTCATACGGGCCGCCGCGGGCCTTGCGTTCACCAGCACGAACCATCGTGACTTCGATGCCGTTCGCGGTGCGCCCCTTGGTCATGTCGACCAGCATCGTCCAGACGCCGATCGAGGCGACCTGGCCGGTCTGAGTGGTCATCACTGCATCGCAGGAGCTTGCGATGGCATAGGCGGCGGAGCAGGCCATCTCGTTCGCGAACGCTACAATCGGCTTCCCGCCGTTTGATGCGCCCATCTTGCGCAGTTTACGCGCGAAGTCGAAGCAGCCCGCGACCTCGCCGCCGGGGCTGTCGATGTCGAGCAGGATGGCGCCGACTTCCTTGTTCGACTGCGCGTCGGAAATGATGCGATCAAGGCAATCATATCCAACCATGCCGCTATACGGCTCAACCCCGCCGAGCTTGTGGACTGTGGTTCCGTCGATCGCGACCTTGGCGACGCGCTGTTCGACCACGTACATATCGCGCGCAGTCTTCGGCTTGTTCCAGTAACCGTCATCGTCCATCGCCATCTGGCGCATTTGCGCGGCCCCAAGCGAGCGGCCGTCGATGGTATCGAGCTTCTGGATTCCGAGCCGGTCGACCAGCGCAGCGCACAGCATCTCGGCCTTCTCCGGCCGGAGCATCAGTGGGGCGTTGAAAAGGCGCCCGGCGACGCGCGCGAATTTGCTCATGCCGCAATCCTCCCGTGGTTGGGATGGAATCCGTACTTCTTTTCGGCATCCTTCCTTGCCGCAGCGGCCTCTTCGATAGTGTGGAAATACCCGAGATTGCGGACCTTCCCGCCGCCCTTAATCATGGCAACCCATTTCCGGGTACGCGCGAAATAGCTCACTCCCGTTACGCCGCTAGTGTTGCGCTTGTTGAGCTTTTGGTTCTTTGCATTTTCAGCGTCGGGAACATCGCGCAGATTGGCAATTCGATTGTCGCCCTTGACTCCGTTGATGTGGTCAATGCCATGCTCAGGCCATGAGCCATAATTGATAGCCCATGCGACGGAGTGAGCAGTTAGGGTCTGCCCGAAAATTGCCCCATGAAAGTAGCCATTCCCATTCTTGGACTTCAGCGCCGGCTTCCCAGCATATTTTACGTTCCAAATGCGGGCAGAGTGTTCGGGCGACTGCTCATTCCCAATGAAGAGGTGTGAGGATCGGGCCTTCCACGTCAGCACACCAGTTTCAGAGTCATAGTCGATCAGTTCGCGCAGAACGTCGGGAGTGATCCCCCTCTTCTCACTCATCACTTTGACCCTTCTTGCGCTTAGATTCGAGAGGGATTCCATCCCCATCACGGTCCTGCTCTGACCCGCCTTCGCCACTGCCATCTTCGGCAGAACCGGCGTCAGCCTTGACGTTATAGTTGGGAGTGGCCAGGCCGCGCTTTTGGCGCTCTTCCATCCACCACTTTTCTTCCATCATTACGTCGATCGGATCACGACCACGCTCCAGAATGTGCTCAACCGTCGAAGCACGACCGGCGGCCGCATCGGCATTGTTGGCATCGCTTTCCTTCTTGGGGTCAACCGAGCCGCGTCCAGGGCCAATCCACTCGGCCATCGTGATGGCAGTCTTGTTGCGGTAGAACCCGAGAGGTCCGCCAGGCACCTTCACATCGCCGTTCGCCACCTCTACCTCCAGCCAGGCAGCATAGATCGGGGTGAGGAAGTGATCGCAGAAGAAGCGGCGGTCCTCCAGAAACGAGCGCCAAACTTCATTCAGCAGGGCGCGCGCAGATGAATAGTTGATGCCAGCATAATCCTGAGCGAGTTGCGGGTACGAAATGCCCAGCGAACTTGCGATCTTCTGGAGCACGAACTTAGCGAACTCGGGGTAGTTGCCGTTCGGATGCTGAGCATTCGGGATGACAACGTCTTCTTCAGGCAGTAGGTGCGTGACCGATGCCCCGTCGACCACGACCGGGCTTTTCTCACGCATGGAAAGGTAGGATTCAACCCACGGGTCAACCCCGCCCGTCTCGCTGGTTGGTGCGAGTGCGGCCTCAAGGTCGTCGGTCGTGCCGGGAGACTTGATGAAGAACGAGAAGATCGCCGACTTCAACGCAGCCTGCACTTCAGCCCGATCGACCCGGTCCAGCATCTTCGCCGGGATCATCACCTCGGCAAGGCGTGAAATGCCACGGTTCTGCTCTGTGCGGCGCGGGGAGAAGACGTGGAGGAACTTGGCCCGGCCGGTCTTTCCATAGGACGGGATGTAGTCCCAGCGCAGATTGCGCATGTCCGGCGTAGGGTCGTTCGGATGGCCGGATCGCACCCAATAGCCGATCGCCGCTCCGTTGACATCGAATGCGATGCCGTTGCGAAGGTACTGGTTCTCGATGATCCCACGGTCTTGCGGTGTCGAAATCCGCTCCGCCTCGATCAGCATCACGTTGGTTGTGTTCGCGAGCCCGCGCCGATTGTCGCGGATCTCTGCCGCCACCTCTCCGTCGCGCGAATAGGTGAGGTAGGCCAACTTTGCCAGCGCGCCAAAGCTGAGCTTCATGCGGGCATCGCAGCGCCGATTGATGTCATTCGACCAGACCGTGAAACGATCCTGCACGTCGGCAGTCCACTTCATCCGCCAGTCGTAGTCACGGTTCAGCAGTGTGTGCCGAGGCTGAGCCGACAGGCGGATATTGACCCCGATGACTGATTCAACGCGGCGATCGAGGCCGCCATTGATCCAACCGTTGTTCTCGTCGAGGTCGCGGGCGCGGCCCAGGATCGTTTCGCGTTCGCCGTAGTTGCTCGTCCCGGCGAAGCGGATGTTGGGCCTCCAGCCGGAAGTCTCGCTCAGGTCGTGGCGCGCCGCATCGCGCGTGGTGTTCGCCCCGGCCAGCGCAAGCACGGCTGCGGAAGGCACAATTGTCCCGTCCGTGCGGACACGGATTCGAGGTTTCTGCGCTGTCTGCATCCTAGTTCCTGTATGCGAGGCCAATGGCGCGGCGGCGGCGCGTCGGGGTGATTCCCTCATCGATCTGTGCCTGGAACAGTTCAGAGCGCAGGGTATCGAGGTACTTGTTCAGGTCGTCCATGCTCGCGATGTTGACGCGCACGCGGCGCCCGTCGCGCCATAGTTCGACGTAGGACTGGCCCAGAGCGATCTTCTGGCGCTGGGATTCAACCTCGCTGATCCATGTTTCAATCTGGGATGAGGTTGCCATTATGAAATCTGCCTCCAGTTCCACACCACCACCGCCACATAGATCGCCACCAACAGACCCGGCGCGGCTGCACCTCCATGGACCGCACCCCATGCCCCCATCGCCACCATTGCGGCGCCTTTGATCGCAATCGTCGGCCAGAAGCCGATAGTCTCAAAGCCCGCGCGCATCACCGGGTTAAGCTCACGCCCGCCTTGGTCCAGAATGCGCCGTGTGGTGAAGCCGTCGAGCGCTTGCAGCACGGCCAGCACGATCAGCAGGGCCAGCGTCATGCCTCGTCCCATTCAATCGAATTGGCGCAGTGGTCGCGCTCGCCGGTCAGGTTCAGGAACAGCCAGTCGATGATGCTCCGCAGCGTTTGAGCGCCGCGTACTTCGCGCAGCGCAGCCCTGCCTACCCGGCTCGAAATCGTCTCATCGGGGTTTCCGCCAAAAAACGCATTGCCGCCATGATCTATGGCGATCAGCAGGTTGAGCAGGTAGCGCTTCATTCTACTGCCACCATCCTGAGATTATGCGCTTCAAGAACGTCTGCGAAATGCCCGTTCAGGTCGGCACGGAAGTCAGCAATCAGCGCAGCCAGCACTTCGGCCAGATCAGCCAGCGGATAGTCCAGACCAGCAGGCGGATTGCCCTGCGCGCCATCTGCGATCATGGCGATAAACTCGTCAGTGACTTCGCCGCGCCCGCCCCAATGGGTTGCGGGTTCGCTGCCGGTCGGGGACAGGGCGACAGAGTAATTGTTCGGCCCATGTCCCAGCGCCTCGCCTAGGGCATTGGCCTTGGCGCGCTGGGCTTCGGGGATGATCAGAACTGCGGAGGGCATATCAATAGGCTCCCATTTTTGAGTTCACCCAAGTCTCGGTCTGCGCGATCTGTTCGGCGGTCAGGTTCGGGCCGAAGCGTCCGATCAACTGATACAAGCGAATGTTGGCTGGCTGCGAGGTGCCGCCGCGACGACCAACATAAACCGCCGCCGCAGTGAAGTTTCCTGTTCCCTGATCGCCGCTGTCGCTGTCAGCTTGAGTGCCGTTTATGCGAATGATGTTCGTGTCAGCACCAATATCAGCGATGCCAGTCACAACCGCTGTTACAGGGGCAGCGACACCACTTGACGCAATCGCGTCGGTCAGGGCTGTGCCCTTGCTTTCGAAGGCAAGCGTGGCACTAGCTGCATTCGGGGCCGCTAGATGCCATGCCCCATTATTGCTTGCTGCCGAAGCAGTTAGTTCTGCGACGGTCCCACGCGCAGCATCGCTCAACTTCCGCACCCCGGCAAACACCTGCACCTTGTCCGTCCCCGGCGTGATGGTCGGGGTAACTAGGAAATCATCGCTGCCGTCGAAGCCGAGATACCAGCAGTCGGCCTTGCCCGCTTCTGTTACGTCAAAAGAGGAGACGACTTTCTGATATGCGGTAGCGGTTGAGCCGAGTTCGAGCTGTGCGCCCCAGAGGTAGATGCCAGAGGTGCCGTCTCCGGTGTAAGAGAATGAGTTGTCGGCGTTTGCAGCACCGACAACGCACGGATTTGAGCCAGCAAGCGCAGCGGACACCGTGATCGAACAACGATACCAGCCACCTCCCGCGCTTGAAATCGATGCCGTCAAGTTTGCTTGGACAGTCCCGACAACGCCGGTCGCCAGATTGAACCACGCGTAACGGTCATTACCGCTGCTATCACGTATGCGGAGAAGACCCCAAGTGCGGCCCGCGCCTTTCATATAGACCGAAAACGTGTGGGCCGCAGCTATAGTAGTGGTAGACTGAAAAGCCCAATGACCGGTTCCACCAGCTGTTGTTTCCACCAGCGTATCCGCCGTCATCGTCCCGTTAGGGGACTCCACAGAGTTAGCCGTGATGGTCGTCGCGACCTTCGTCCAAGCCGCATTATTAAACTGCTCCGTGTAGGTAAGCAGGTTCCGCCCTCCGCCCACCGGGTTCCTGCCCAACGTCGGGCGGGAGAGCGAGGTGGACTGTGTGGCGTGGTTTCCGCGCCCGGACTTATCCAGCATCAGCCCCACCGACTGACCCGCAGCCGTGACAGGCGTGGTGCCTGCCGTGTCCTGAAACAGCGTCGAGATGTCGCTGGGGTCATAGAGGAAGCCGGGTTCGGAGGCGGCGAATAGGGAGAGGGGGGAGAATACGCTCCGCCCACTCAACCCCAATCCAAGGCCAAGCCCGACAAGACCACCAAAACCCTTCATTAGGCCGTCCGCACCGCCAGTTTGTGACCGGGCTCAACCCACAGGTCGACAGCAACCCCGGCCTTAACCTTCGGGTGGCTGGTAGTCGCGGTCGGGTTTGCTCCGGTGACGACATGAACATCTTCATCCGAGTCCACGGTCACAATGCGCGTGGTAGCTACAAAGGCGGACGACTGCGCAGAAGTGGAGGTTGCGGTAATCGGCGTCTGCGAGACGGTCGGCGCACCAGGGCGCGTGAACCCATAGCTCGGGTGCTCAACCCGCGCGCGGTCGTATTCGTGAATGCGGACTGCCATTCTTCGCTCCTTACTTCCGGTTCAATCCATCAAAGCGATCAAGCAAACTGCGCTTTGCAGCCTGCTTCCCATGTGCCTTGTGCGCCTCGCCCCCAGAATCTTCTGAATATCCTCCTTTCGGTTGGAGGGAGACGAAGCGCGCCCAGACTGGGCGCTTATCGGGATCGTCCCAGACGATCGTTGACCGATCCGGTTGCAGCATCAGCCGCCCGGCCTCGGTGTAACCCATGAGGTCCAGCGTCTCGTTCGGCCCGTTGCGGACCCACGAGCCATCAATCAGAACCTCGTTGAACAGTTCTTCGTATGCTTTGTCGGGCATATTCGCCGGGAAATAGACCTGCCCCGGACCATGATCCTCGATCGCAACGTCCTCCAGCACTTGCTCCTTGAGCTTGTGGACCCCGAGAACGTGCAGGGTGACGACAGGCAGCACGGGCTTGCCCTCGCTGTCCCTCGAAATCTTCGACGGCGATGCTGGAAGTGGCTCAGCCTTTGCGCTGGTCGCACCCTTGATGCAGCGCACCCGGCGCCATGTACCCCAGCGCTTCCCGTCCATCCGACGAGCGAACTCGTAGGCTTTCCAGGTGACGTTTCCGTCCGAAGCGTCGATCGTCATCACCGCAACGGGTAGGGCCATATCCGGCCTGTCCCGCAGTGGGTAGAGGCGGTCTATTTCCGCCTCCAGAACTTGCCAATCTGCCTGAACCTTGGCCGGCGCGATGTCGCGCAAGACCCCATCTTTGTCCGGTCGTTGCCGGATGGTGCGCCGGTCAATCACGCATGATCGCCGCGCCGTGTCCCATCCTCTTGCAAGGATGTCGAACTTGTTTCCGCCCACGTCGACCGAGATCGTGATAAACCTCACCCAGGATGGAACCTCGCCAAGCCGGAAACCGTACTCGACCCGGTCGTCCTGCGGCTCGGAAAGCTCGCGAGTTCGCTGCTTCAGCATCCGGGCATCGAGCCCAGCAGCATCGCCGGCCCCTTCGAAAACCTCGCCGAAGGTGCGAACCATCACCTGCTTCAGCTTGTCGCTCTTGCCAGTGCGCTGCTTGTGCTCCAGCGCGCCCTCAAGTTCGCGTGCCAGTTCGCCTAGCCCGACCTGCTTGGACATCAGGACGTGGATCCAAAACCCCCAAGTCCGGTTCTTGTCCGGGTTGCCGACGATGCCAGCCTTGATGTCGAGGTCTTGGCCCTTGTGCATGTAGGAACCTTCCTCGACCATCTGTACCCGCGCTGCCTCGTCCAGCAGGCTCCCGCAGTGCGGGCACGCAATGGCGGCTGTGGCTTCCGCGCGGGCCAGCCGCTTGTCGACCGGAGTTCCCTCCGGGCTCGTCTCGTAGTGGAGACGGAACCGCGGAACCTCCGGCCAATACTTTGTCGGATAGGGCGATCCATGCCCGCCGCATTCAGTGCAGGACATCACGAAAATGCCTTGCGTCGACAGTACCCAGGCCGCCGCGATCCCGCCGCTCCACCCGATGTCCGGGTGTGCGCAGGCGTAGATCTTGCGGTCGTTTCCCAGCATTCGCTGGCGCTGCCGACCTTGCTCCAGAAAGTTTGACCGGAACGCCTTGGAGTAGCTGTCCGGCTCGTCGAACACGATGTACGCCGCCTGTCGGTTCGTGGTCGTCTTGGCGGACATGACCATGAGTTCGAAACTCTGGCCTGCAACCCGTTTACGGGTCTTGTTGTTGTCGCTCTTGCCGTGCCCGATCCGGGCCGAGACGCCGATATGATCTTCGAACATCGGCGCAAGCACGCGGTCGGCGTAGGATCGGACTTCTTCCGGCCCGGCCAGATACCACATGATGTCGCCCGATGGCCCGAAGTCCAGACGCTTCAGCGCGTGGTTTTCAGCCACTACCGTCCCGCCGCAGCGGCCCGGCTTGGGGGTGATGATCTCCAGAACCTCGGGATCATCATGCGCCGCCATGATCGGCGCGAGGTACGGTGTCAGGTCTTTCGACCAGTTGGTCTTGGTGCCATCCGGCTTGCGGATGACCCGGTGGGCCATCGAGTAGGCGAGGGTCGCGATGTCTTCGCGGGGCAGTAGGCGATCGAGCGATTCAGCGGCCAGAACGGCGGGAGATTGGCAGAAGGCATTGGTCGAGAGCAGCCTAGCGTGCTCTGCCAACTCCTGCCTGCTCAGAACCCGCATTGATCCCCTCAATGTACCGCTGCGCGCTGGCATGAACTGCCGCCGCGATCGATCTCAGATACTCGTCGACTTGCTTGCGAATGTGCGGCGGGAGATTCCCGTTGGGGTCAACCTTGGTGCGAACCCCCATGATCCCATCGACCACCGCCTGATTGTACCCATCAAAGACCGAGCGGACCTCGTCGGTCGGCGTGTAGAGTTTCTGCCGCTCGGCCGCCGCGACCACGGTGAGGGTCAGATTAACCCGCTCCTTCACCTCGGTCATGCTCAGGGCTTCGTCGTCGTCGGCCATCCTGACCCCGACCGATCGGCTCAATTCCCGGCTTTTCGCCGACTGCTTGTCAGCCGCCTTGCGGAAGTGCTTCAGCAGGAAGGCGACGGTCTTTCGCGGCTTGAACTGCCACTCGATCCCGTTGCCGCCACGCTCAAATGCGCCGCTCGTTTCGAACCCGTCGATCTCATCAGCCCAGCCGGTGAGAACCTGACGGCTTACCCCGAGTAGGTCCGACATCGGCTTGAACGTCAGAACTTGCCTGGCTGGCAGTTTGTCCGCCCGAACCTTGGCGGCCTCAAGTCGGCGGATTCTCGCGGTCAGGTTAGTGGCGGATTTAGCCATGGTGGAACCGCGTCAATTCGCGCTCCCCGGATGCGCAAAACCCCGCGCCAGGCGGGGTTCTGTGTGCTTTGGACATAGTTGTTCCGCCTGTTGATTTCCGCCATTTTGTTTCCCGCGTCAACCCTCGTCTCCGTCTTTTTTTTCGTCTACTCCATTTTTATCCATGAAATCATAGATTTGGTTGCAGCAGTCGCGAAATCGTAGCGGAACACGTTCAGCACGGCACCTCGCAAAGCGCGCCGCGCGGCGCAAGGGCACATCGCGAAGCACAACGGCCTCGAAAAACCGGATGTAGAACGGTGTGATTGCGTCCCTGGCACCGCGGTACATCTGGCGCGCTATCGCCTCGCGCTCATGGAGCGGCATCGGAGCCTGGCCCATCCCGCCGGAGCCGCCACCCGTGTTCCCGGTCAAACTCAGGTGGCTCGATTTCACCCGGCCCTGAAGTCCGGCCTCTTCCCATTGCTTGCGATACCAGATGCAGGCCGAGAGGTGATCTTCGGACAAATTTCCGGCCTGGTGCATCATCAGCACACGGGGAAGGGAAATACGGCGAACGGTCTTGGTCGTGCGGATCGTGTTGTCGAGCTGCTTGGGTGTGTATGACCGAAAATCACCCTTCTCCAGCCACTCCGGCGTCGGCTCCATCACGGTCTTCTCGATGCTGGCGAACGAGCCGTTTTCCATCTCGGTTCTGGCGTTAGCGCGCTCGCGGTCACGCGCCCTGTCGGCCTTGTCTCGCTCAATCAGCGCCGCGACACGGTCGGCCTCCAGCATGGCAAGGGTCTTAAATTCGTCGTTCATCGCTTGTCCCTCTTGCCGAAATGCTTCTCAACCACGGATTCAATCTGCGCCCGATCGGTCCAGCCCATGTTTTCCAGAACCTCGGGGCCGAGCAGGATGACGCCTTGTTCGCGCCATACCCGCTCAGCGAACTTGCGCGCACCGTCCGAGTCGGCGTCGCGCATTGAGGCGGCGTATGGGGTCAGGGAGGTGCGGTGGATGCCGTGGCACCTCCAGCAGCTTCCCAAGCCTCCTGCTCGCGGCGGCGCTGGGTCAGGTAATCGTTGAAATCGGCATTGCCGGACTGCGGCGCTGATCCGCTGCGGAGCGCGTCCTGGTGCTTGCGGTTGAGCATGGAGCTGGTCGCGTAGAACCAATCCTTCCGCTTGTCCTGCGCCTGCCTCTGCCACCAGCCATCGACCGCGACGAGTTCGGCATGGAGGTCGGGGATCGCGTGGTAGGCCTTCCGCCAGTTGTCGAGATCGACTTGGTTCAAGCGGACTGTCTTCCCCTCGAAAGCGTATTCCTTCGCCCCCCCTTCGTCAGGCTGTGTCGCATCAACTGACGGTTCGTCGTTCTGGGGGTTAGGGGGTATATCTATATGTCCCTGTCCCTGTCCCTGTCCCTGTCCCTGTCTATTGGAGCCATTGTCGCATACGACATTTTTCCGTGTCGCATTCGACAAACGTGTGACGAGGTGTGCGACACGCTCGGGCCTTCCAAGCTCTTCCCACTGTTCAAAAGTGGGCAAATTCAGCTTGTTATCTGGGTTTCTTTCATTGTGCTTGCGCACCGCCGAACAGAACGTTCTGTGGTTCTGCTGCAATTTGCGATTCCACGCCTCTTTTGCCTGTTCGACGACAACTGGATGATAAAGTCTTCCGTCGCTGCACTGCACAAAGCCCCGAAGTGCTCCGGCGCGATGCTTTTTCCATGTCCGGGCATCACGCCCAAGCCCCACCAAACGCATCAGTGCAGCGTCATTATCGGGCAGGCTTCCGGCCGGAATCTGATGCCAGGATGCGGCCCAAAGCAGCACGGCGTACCAGCACGCCTCCGGATCTTCCAACGCCGCAAGATCGCTATCACGAAGCCGTGACACCTGAAGCGGCATGAACGAGAAATCCTGAAGGTCGACCTCGGAGGCGATCAATGGCTCGGGGAAATTCATCGCTACCTCACTGCCTGAAATGCACCGTGGAAATCGCCGATCGCGATGCCCGGACGGCCGTTGCGGCGCTTGGCGAGGATGAACTCGATCCTCCCTCTCACCGCCTCCATGTTTGCCAACCACTCGTGGTATTTGGGGCTTAGTTCCGGCGGCTTGGTCTGCTCCAGGTAGTATTCCTCCCGAAGCAGAAACATGACCGCGTCGGCGTCCTGTTCAATCTGGCCACTGTCGCGCAGATCGCCCAAAGTGGGCCGCTTGTCCGGTCGCTTCTCGACCTCTCTGGAAAGCTGGGCCAGAGCCAGAACCGCAACACCATGATCCTTGGCAATGGCCTTGAGGCTCTGCGACACCTCGGAGATCGCCTCATAGCGCGATTGCTCCCGATGGCCCGTCCGCATGAGCTGGAGGTAGTCGACCACAACCAGTTCAAGTTTCTGCCCACGGGCCGCGTACCGCCGCGCATAGCGCTTCACGAGGATGTTGAGCCTTCCGGTCGTGAGGCTTCCCGTGTCGATCATGTGGAAGGGCATCGTGCGCAGTCGGCTCTCGGCCTCTGCAATCCGGCGCATCTGCCAGTCTTCCAGACGGTTCTCGTTGATCGCCGAGAACGGCACACTGTTCTCTCCATGCGTGAAGCACATTTCGGCCGCCATGCGTGCCGCGAGTTCCCGGCTCGACATCTCAAGGCTGACGAACAGGACACCATGTCCGTTCCGGGCCGCTCCCAGCGCGTAGGAGAGGGCGAAGGCTGTCTTCCCCATGCCAGGTCTAGCCGCGCAGATAACGAGTTGCTTCGGCCGCATCGGTCCCAGGATGCGGTCGACTTCTGGAATGTCTCGGCAGATCACTCCGCTGATCGGCTGCTCATAGCTCTTGAGAAGATCCGCGATGGCATCTGCACCGCTCACCTGATTGATGCTGTCGGACTCGCGCACTTCAAGCGCCGTGTCCGCATGGGCGACAATCTCGTTTATCGTCGCATCCATATCACGGCACGCATCTACGGCACTCTGAAGGCCGGCCATCATCTTGCGCCGGGCAGACAGGTCGAGAATCTGCTCTGTCAGAGCGTGCATCGCCAGCAAGCCCTGACCGTCCGCAGTCAAGCGAGCCAGGTAGACGACACCACCAAGAGCCTTCAGCCCCTCGTCTTGTTCGAGATATGGCTTCAAGGTAATCGCGGTCGCGGATTTTCCGCGGGAAACCTCCTGCACGATCAGTTCGAAGATTCGGGCATGGATGGGGACGTAGAAGTCCTGCGGCGTCAAACGGTCGGCGATCTGATCGACCAGACCATTCTCGATCATCAGTGCGCCAAGCACGGCGGCCTCCGCCTCGACGTTGGCGAGCGCGATGGGAGGAAGTTCGTCGGCCATCATTTCTGGGCCTCAAACGCGATGTGGAAGCGCTCGTAGGCGTCCTGCTTCAGCATGATCCAAAACGGGTTTCCTCGCAGTTCGGGATGGGCCTGCTCGATCCTGAGCAATGCGGCATGAACATCGTAGGCTTGTGCCGCGCGGGTGCTGGTGTCGCTCTGGATCATTGTCCGCCCCTCCACCGCTTGCAGCCGAACTCGGCATGGCGGTCAGCGCGGACGCCGCACCGCACACAAGGGTCGCGCAGGGTGCGCCTGCTCTCGACATCGCTTTCTGACATCCTGCGCTTCAACACCCGCTCAGCCTCGGCGGCGAAATTCGATCCATGGCTGCGGGCCAGGCGATTTTCCGAATCAGCAATCGCATTGATGCTGAATATCTGAGCGGCCTGTAGCCTCTGCTCGCGCTCCAGCGCCTCCGCAGCGGCTTCAGCGCGGATCTTAGCGGCCCGCTCGCTCTGGGAAATGATGCGATCCTCGATCGCTGAGATGTCGGGGGAACGGGAGCCACGAATACTCATACTCTGGCCCTCGCTTCTAAAATGGCTCTGGCGAGAGCTTTGGATCCTTGCCGCATATTCTTCAGGCTGTTCCGGCTAACCTCGCAATCGCCTTGCTCGTCGAGCTGCATGTATCTGCCCTTATCGTACTGAACGCGCTCAAACACCGGCTTGCGCTTCGGAACCGGGATCAGAACTGGCATGGTGAAAACCGGCTTGGGCGGTGCGATCAGCTTCGGCTTATCCGGCTCTGGAACGTAGTTGGGGCTGTAAGGGTCGATCTCAGGAGCGTTGAGCAGGTGCTCGACGAGATCGGCCAACTCCGGTTCGTTCAATATCCGCGCTTCGATCGTGCGCGCCGCGTGCATGGCCGTAGTGTGATCGGAGAGGCCGACGAACTGCGCAATCTTTAGCCAAGCCCAAGTTGTCCGCTTATAGATGGCGTAGATGATCGCCTGCCGAGCCCGCGCAACCGCCTTGGTGCGCGTTCGTGACGTGATCTGTGCCCTATTGAGCTTGGTGATCCGCATGGCCTCAACCATGATCCCGTCTGCGATCGGCCGGGTCATGCGGTCATCCCCAGCGGAGCCCGCAGGGTTTCATTGGAGATCCATGGCGGGGTCTTGCCCTCAAGGCTCACTGCATAGTCTAGGATGCCAAGCGCGTCGGCCTCGTCGCTGTTCTTGGGCTTCCATCCGTACTGGCGGCACCGCTCTCCGGCGTAGTCCTTCCAGTCTTTCGTCTTGGTGCCGCGCGGCATCTTTCCGACAAAATGGCGCCGCCAAGAGGTGATGTTCACTGCCTGCACCCGGATCCCCATCGCGTGCCCAAACGAGCAGGCGTGGGCGGCCAGGCCGGACAGGACGCGCAGCGTGTCAGCGTTCGTGTGGCCGGTGAGAGCCATCGCATTGATCGGATCTTCGTAGTAAATGGATTCGAAGCGGCAGAGCGTGGTGCGCAGATCGCGAAGGACACTGTGCAACTTGACGTAGCATCCGCCGTCCGTCGTGTATTCGGAGCCGAGCTGGACCGAGCCATAGCGGGGATTCGCCCAGCCAGCCTCCCAGATAGCCCAGCCGGTTGACCTCTTGGAAAGGTCAAGTGCGATGATTTTTGTCATGTGGAACCCACCCTTGAAGCAGTCTTCATCCTCGGCCCGGCGCCAGGGGAGGGGCGCGCCGGGCTCTGGGGAAGACTGCTTGCTCAGTCTTCCTTCCCCGCTTCATCGGCGGAGGTTTCTTCGGCGGCATCAGCGAGGTCGGTTTCCGATCCATCGCTGAGCGTCACCAATCCAAGTTGCGGCTTGGGCCGGGCGTAGCCGTCATCGGCCTGCATCATGTCGATCATGTCCTTCGGCTCTACCTCGATGCCGAACTCCTTCAGCAAGCCGCCAAGGCAGCGCAGGAAATCGTCGCGCTTGGCCTCTTCCATTTCCGCCAGCTTGAAAGCGAGCTTGGCGGCAGAAGGCTGGATGTTGGCCTGCTTCTTGATCTGCTTGAACGCCGTCGACGCCTCCTGCATCGACTCCCCGGCCTTCGAAACGGCGGGCTTGATGTCATTGAGGAAGAGTTTCTTCGCGAGGCTAAAATCCTTCGCCTTCACCTCGCCCGTATCATCGTCCTTCGGCTTGCGTGCTGCTCGTGCCATTTGCTCGGTCCTTCTTGCTTGAGAAACTGGTTGGTGGGGCGGGGATTAAGGCCGCCGGGGAGGGAGAGGTTTCCCCGGTCCAGTCGGCCCACAAGACGTTGTTGACGCGCCATCCCCGCCTCTCTCGCCGCCACTCCGCGGCGCTGGATTCATGCGCCGGCTGCTGCCGTGCTGCGCTCTGCCTTGATCTCCGCGACAACTTC